ATGAATCTGACTGGAATGTACACCGTAATTATATAAATTTAGATTTTGATAGCTACGAAGCTATGCTTATTGGAACAGTTTATGATAGTATATCTAATTCTATAGATGGTTCTAAAATAACTGATTCTTATTCTGCAACACTAGCTAAAGAACGTGCTGACCGAGTTATTGCAAAACTGCCTGACGGCAATACTGAATCTGCAGGACGAGCTGACGTAGGTAAAGCTGCGTTTATGGATATTCTTAGACAAAAATGGATATATCCAAATGCTAACGCACAGCGCCCTTTTCAACAAAAATTATCAATGTGGCAACTATACTCTACAGTTTACGGATACATGCCTATGTTTTACGATTGGAACACAAATAATTCTGGCTATGCTGGACCTGATTGTTGGCTCTGGAATCCACGCAATCTAATTCCGCAACAAGGTAGAATATCAATTGAAGACATGGATTATGTTACAGCTTTAACTTGGGTTGGCAAAAAACAACTGGATGATATAATAGATAATGTAGTTGAAGATGACGGCTGGGACAGAGATGCTCTACAGGAATTAATAAACTCTGAGAAAGACTCCACTGGTGGAACTGATACTGTGAGGGACACATATGTATCTAGAAAACGAAACCCATCACCAGTTAAAAAAGGCATATGTCTAGCTACACGATACGAAGCTGGAGACGATGGACGATGGATTACTTTTGCTCCAGACAATTCCTGCATTAAAGTTAGAGATTTACCTAATCCACACAAAAACGGACGCATACCCTTTGTTATTAAGTATTCTCAGCCATTATATGATTCATTCTATGGCCTTGGAGATTTTCAACGTGCAAAACCGTTACAATTTGCTAGAGACGGACTAACTAACTTTTATTTTGCTTCTTTAAAACGAAACCTTGCTCCTGGAATAATTGTTAACGCCAACGGTGTTATTAAGCACACTCTAGATGTAACAAAGGCAAATCCAATTCTTATGGAGACTTTGCCTAACTCTATTCGCCCAATGCCTACAAATACCGCAGGTCTTAACACTTACCAGGGTGCTATGTCTAATCTAACAGGTTCATTACTCTCACTATACGGTTCACAAAATGCATCGATACCTGGTGCAGAAGCACTTAATCCAAGTCAAGGCAAGACACCTGCAGCTATTGAAATGTATTCTGGAAAAGAAGCAACACGTGATGGCGCAGAACGCCAGAATTTAGAAATGGCAATCGAACAATTAACTGACGGTTTTTTCTCACTTATTGTAAATGTTGGTACTGAAGAAATTCCAGTAAGTTTATTTTCACAAGACATTGAAGCTATTGTAAAAGCAGGTTTAACTGATGTTATTGGACTTTTTGATACAGGTTTTGCTCCAGATAAAACTATGACTGCAGGTGATTTAAGGATAGATCCTAAAAAATTAAAAGGTGTTGAATATCGTTTTAGCGTAAAAACTAATTCTACTATGAAGGTAGAAAAAGAAAAACAACTTACTGCATTAAAAGATTTAATGGGTACTATTGGACAATTTCAGAATATATTTAAGGATGATCCACGTATTGATGTTAACTGGGGAAACATGTTAAATTCTTACGAAGAGTTATCAGAGATACCAGGTGCATCTGAATTTGTTATGGTATCTGATGGCCCATCACCACAACAAATACAAGAACAACAACAACAACAGCAAATGCAGCTTCAAAGAGATAAAATGTCTCAAGAACAGATGCTAGCCGAGCAGCAGATGCAGGCTCAACAAAAGCAACAAGCTCAACAACCAATCATTAATTCAGCTGGTTCATTTAATGACCCTCAGATTGCAAAAGCAGCAGAAATAGTAAATAATTTATAAATAGGAGGGCTTTATTAATCCACAAAACGCAATAATAGGAAATTTAACAGGAGTTGAATTACCGCAGCTAGTTCCTGATGAGAACGTGTTAGCTGATGAAAAAAAAATGGCACGGTATTCTAAAACCACAGAGTTTAAAAGAATACAAGACCACTTTAACGAACGGATAAGTTTCTATCAAAAGTATCTTCCAAATGGTGCGGACGTAGGATTAGATGTACGCCCTACTCCAGAAGATTGGTCGGTTGCTAATAGAATTATTGGTGAGTTTAATCTAGTAATTAATATGTTTGAACAAGCTTCTGAAGCTGTAGAAAAAGATTTAAAAGAAAATGGCTAAGTATTACCACCCTGACACGGATTTATATAGAAAACTAGGTATTGAAGCACCTGATAGTACGCTACATGGAACTGAAGAAGAAATAAAAGAACAAATGTCTAAATATACGCCTATAAACTGGAAACTTAGTGGTAATAAACTTATAGCTTACACTGAAATAGGTAAAGTAATGCAAAAAATACCTACTGATTATATTTGTTATGGAATAGACGAAAAAGGTTTACCTATTTTAAAAAAAATAGTTGTGTAGTATAATCCAGATACAGGTCTGCCGCTGTTTACGAGGCATGAAACAAATAAAAGGGTCTCCCGCCTTACGAGGGAAGAAAAGAGTAAGTTATGCAAGACGATAATACCAATACTAATGAAGTAGAGGAAATCGTACCAGCTGATGAACCTCAAACAATAGAAACTGATTTTACTTCTGTAAACGATTCTATTGACGAACCAACAGAACAACCTATTGAAACCGAAGTATCTACCGAAACCCCGCAAGAGGAAGAGAAAAGCCAGGAAGATGGCAAAACAGCCCCTGCTCCATCAAGACGAGAGACACTACGAATTCAAGATTTACTTAAAAAGTATGGACCTCCACAAGAGACTCCAACTCCGCACATTTCTAGACCTACTGCCCTTAACTACAGTGATGCACTAGACGCTGACCCAGACGTTATTAAACAACTGGAAGCTGACAGACAAGCTACTGGACAAGCACAGTACAATGAAGGACTTAAGCGAGCTGAATATCTTAACTGGAACACTACTTTAAAAATAGATGCACCTCAAGTTGAGAGACAGTTTACAATACTTGATCCAAAATCCCCAGATTTTCACCCAGCAGTTGCAGACTCCATTAACAAATGGTATCTCGACATGTCAGGTTATGATGCCAACACAGGCACAGTAAAGAATCCTAATATAGGGTACGGAGATTTTGTAGAGTCATTTATGGAACTAGTTCAGGAAACTGCAGGTCAAAAGCAAGTACAATCTGTTAAGAATATTGCTAAACAAGCAGCTACGACAGGCTTACGCCCAGACGGTAGCTCTGTAAAGCGAATGAATCTTAACCAATCGCCTGATAAGATGTCATTAGAAGAACTCTATGCGTCTATTGGACAAGAACTTCCAAAGAGTTAAAACTCTACTAAAATAAATTAAAATATAAGGACAAAAAACATGGCAAACCCAACAACAAACTCAAATGTAACTCTGTCAATTTCACAGACTTCACAGTATGTACCAGAAATCTGGTCTCGTGAAATACAAAAACCATTTGACAAAATATTACAAGCTAAGAAACTAGTACAGGACCGTAGTGGTCTAGCTAGCGGTGGTGGAGACATTATACGTATTCCATTTACATCTACCGTTGATGCACGTGCAAAAAGTGCATCTACTAACATTACCTTTGATTCACCAGAAGGTACTCCAATTGCTCTTAACATCGACAAGCACTACTATGTTGGTGTTAAAATTGAAGACATTGCTAAAATACAGAGTCAGTATGATCTAAAACAAGCTTTCATGACTCGTATGGCTGAAGGTCTTGCACGACAAATTGATACTGATGTATTATCAGTAGCTTACGCAGGTGCAACAACTGTTGTATCTGGTGGTGCAACTATTGATGACGCAGATATAATTGCAGTCGTTAACGCACTTGACCTATACAACACTCCACTTGATATGCGTAGAGGCGTTATTGGTATTAACACCAAGTCCGACCTTCTAGGTGTTAACAAGTACTCTGCTTACGACCAAACAGGTAAAACTGGTTTGTCTGTAGATAATAGTGGTGGTCTAATTGCAAATGTCTACGACATGGACGTATTTTTCTCACAGAACACAGTTACTACGCACAACGTATTCTTCCACAAGAATGCAGTTAACTTTGCGCAGCAACTTGCTCCTAAGTTTGAAACACAGTACATGGTTGCTGGTCTTGCATGGGAAACTGCTCTACACACTGTATATGGTGTAGGTGTAGAACGAGCTGGTTCAATTGTTGACCTAACTCGAACAACTGCTGCATAAGAAAGTAGTTGACAAAATTGGCTAGTAATAGTCACGCAGTTGAGCATCTGTTTAAACTGCTCACCAGAGAAAAGCAAATTATAGTCTGAGTATCGGTATATAAAAAAGAAAGATTTAAAATTATGTCACAACGAAATGAATTGGTCTCTAGGGGACGAGCTGTCGGTTTAACTGCAAGCAACTATCCTAATGACTCTAAATTTGAACAAAAAATTCTATACATGGAAAAATTTGGAACAACCTATACTGAAACACTTGGTACAGGTACATTTACCATAGCAGGCACTGATGTAGTCGCAGCCGACACAATAACTATTGGTAACCGCACATATACGTTTAAAACTGCATTAACAGGCGTAAAAGCTGTTAGTACACTAACTAACGCTACTAGTTTTACAGATGGTGAAACTTTTACTATTGATGGTCGAACATACACTATGAAAACTAGCCCAGCAAAAATAAATGACATTGCTATAGGCGCAAACGTAGCTATATCATTAGACAATATTAAGCAAGCTATTAATCAAGGAGACTCAGCTTTTCCTACAGCACCATCTAACGAAGGTTCTGGAACTAACTGGCACGCTGATACTGTTAGACATCACAGTGTAATTGCTACAACTAACGCTGCAACAACACAAGTAATTCAAGCAAAAGAATATGGTACAAAACCAAATACTTTTCTTACAAGCGAAACTTGTGCAACAGGCGCATGGACTAGTACAGTAATGGCTAGTGGAACTGCAAACGTGCTTAATGAAATTAAAATACAAGCATCTGCAGCTGTAACACTTGATGTGCTAAAAGATGCAATTAATGCAACTGTAGTTACTGCTGTTGTAGGTACAGACTATTCGTTTGGTACACTTGCTCACGACCAAGTCACTGCAACTACTAATACTAATACAGTACAGACCATCGCATCACGTAATTCAGCTTTTGACAACGCATCAATTGCTATAAGTGCTACGGGATCAGGCAACATTGCTGCTGGAGCAGCAACATTAGCATCTGCTGTTAGCGGAGTAATTGCTAGAGGTACTACTGGTACTTCTTCTGGAGTTGTACAATCTTCAGAAGTTGGTGGTATATCTGGCGAAGCAAACTTAATATAATTTAAGCTGCTTATAGAAAAAAAGTAGTTTGACTGACCGCTTGCAGATCTAGCCCTACGGGGCTATTTTTGTTTTAATCATTATACGGTATACTGTTTGTATGCAACCAATGAGGGATATTGTTTTAATCAAAGCTGATGAGGCTGTGGAGAAAACTGAAACAGGTATATTTCTAGGAGAACAGTGGAAAACTGTTCCGCTTTCTGGAACTGTTTTAAAAGTTGGACCACATGTAACCGATGAAATTGAAGTTGGAGATAAAGTTGTGTTTTGTCGATATGCTTCTATTATTCTAGAAAATGATGAGCGACTTATCAAAGCACGACAAATTATTGGTAAAATAAATGGCTAAAAAAGTTCTTAGGGATAAATATAAGGGCGAACTTACTATTAAGGACATGTCTGTTCTTAGGGAAAACAAATCGGCCAAAGAACAAGTTAAAATTCCATATGGAGACTTAAAAGAATACTCACTTAATCATGCAGTCTCAATGGCTTGGGACATAGACATACCTAATAAAATTTTTAGATTTAATATAGATTACCATAGATATTACCTTACTTGGTACGAACTACGAGATCTAGATCGTACAGGTTTTTTTAGACGAGAAGAAGGATGCCCAAGACATTATCAAATGAGATGGCATGATGGTAAAAAAATAGAACTTTCAACCGATTTAAACGATGAAGCTACTAGGGACATGATTGTACTCTTGACAACTAGCGACGGGCATGAATGTTATATAGACTGGTACGAAGTTTTGAGATTTGGTAGATTTATATAGAAGGGTGTAGAATAAAAATAGGAATAAAAAAAGACAATGGAAAACAAAAAATTATCTATTGATAGAACTAAATTAACTTCTGAACAACACGCTCAGCTGGCTTCTTTTGAGCACAATAAGAAACAAATACAAACACTTGAAGACATAGCTGCTATGACTCAAGAGGTTGTTACTCTTATTGGTAAGCAGCAAGAAACAGGTAATATGGATAAAATGGGTGCTATTCTTATGGACATTCGTGAATCCTTGCAGGCAATTAAGGACAAAGAAGATCTAGAAATCCCAGACAACTCTAAGGTAATAGTTGATGCTGTTATTAAAATGGAAAAAAGTCTATCTACAGCTATTAGAGCCATTGAAGTTAAGCCTCTAGTTAAAGTCGATGCTCCCCAGGTCAACGTCAGCCCCTCACACGTTGACCTGAAGGGTATTGAAAAAGCTTTTACGCAATCTATTGCTGAAATATCTAAAAATGTTAAAGAAGCTATATCTAGCATACCTAAAACTGAGAAAGCAGATTATAGTCTATTATTAAAAGCATGGGAGGGTATTTCTGAGCAACTGTTAAGTATTGAAACTGCTACTAGAATGAAACCAGTACCAGGAGTTATGAAAGTAACTAATCCTGATGGTTCAAATGTAATTAGTGGTAACGTATTTACTGAGTCAGCAATCTATTACAAACGACTAGATGACACAACGACTCTTAGCATGATATACATTGGTGAAGCAACTCCAGGCACAGCAACATCTGCTAGTACGTGGAGGATTAAAAGATTAGACGTAACTACTGGCCTAATAATTCAATGGGCAGGTACAGGTACTTTTAATCAAGTTTGGAATAATCGGGCTAGTTTAACGTATGTTTAGTTGTAATTAAATAATAAATAGGTATATAATAGGAGATATTATGAAAAGCAAATCAAATGTAAAGGGAATGTTCCGAGTACAACTTACTGAAGATGGTAGGTTAGTTGGTGATTCAGGTTGGAAGAATAATCAAATAACAAACGATGGTTTTAATAGTTATCTAGTAAATCAACTAGGTACTAGTCTTACAGGTTCAAAAATTAGTCACGTTGCTTTAGGTACTGGTGGCGCACCAGCCTCAAACGCTACTACACTAACAGGTGAAGTAGTTACTAACGGTTCTGGTTCAGTAGTTCGTGCCGCTGTAACTGCAGCTACTAGTTCAAGCTCAAAGACTTTGCGTAATACTGCTACTTTCTCAAGTGCAAACAGCTTTATTACAGCCAGCGCTAACATTTCAAACATTGGTTTATTCGGTGTATCTGGACCTACAACTGCTTCTGGAACATTATTCGCTGGTAACACATATACTTCAAGTGCCTTAGCTACCAATCAGAATGTTAATATAACTTACGACATAATATTTAGTTAGTTTCTATATAGTATGAAAGCCGCGAACATATCAAATATATTAAGCAGTACACTTCTTCGCGGCGGTGTACTGCTTTATGCATTGGAGGGATAAATGAAACAATCATTAACGGAGCTTAATAAGCTCTTAAAAGAAAAGGGTGGAATACGCCTTGATATAGGCTGTGGAGCTAGTAAAACTCCTGGTACTGTAGGCATAGATGTATTACCTCTACCTGGAGTAGACATAGTACACGACTTAGAAGATACTCCTTGGCCATTACCAGATAACTGTGCGCTATCTGCTACTGCTTCACATATACTAGAACACATTAACCCACATAAGGGCGTATTTATAAATGTTATGAATGAGGTATGGCGTGTTCTTAAACCTAACGGTCAGTTTGCATTTGTAGTGCCTTACGCTGGCTCTCATGGATATTATCAAGACCCTACACACTGTAATCCAATCAATGAGTCTACAATGTACTACTTTGACCCATTACATGTATCGGGTTTCTATCAATTCTATAAACCAAAGCCTTGGAAAATAGAATTTCAGGCGATGAGTAGAGTTGGCAACCTAGAAGTAATACTTTCTAAACGCCAAGAAGATCCAACATACCTACACCCACATCAACCATTAGATATAACTCAGGAGGTTAAACATGTCGAAACCCAAAGACTCTCTTAAATACACGAATACAGTAGTAGCATCAGATAACTTTGCTATGCAAAAAAGACTATTAGTTGGAACGCCTACACTTGGTGCAATACGAATGGAATGGGCAGTAGCTCGTTACGGACAAGTCACCCCAAGTAATTGGTCAAAGGTGGATATGGTGCAATACCTCAATTCATTTATACCTATGCGATATTCGGTAGCTGACGCTCAAAACTTAATCGTAGCTGAAGCAATCAACCGAGGTTATGAGTGGATTCTATTCTTAGAAGATGACACTATTCCACCACCAGACGCTTTTCTACGGTTTAATGATTATATGCGTAAAGGTGATATACCAGTGGTATCAGGATTGTACTTTACTCGTTCTGACCCTGCTGAACCTATGGTATATAGAGGTAGGGGTAACTCCTACTACACTGATTGGAAACTAGGCGATAAGGTTTGGGCAGACGGTGTTCCAACTGGAATGTTACTAGTAAAGACAGAGTTGATGAAAAAGGTCTACGATAACTCTCCAGAATATGCCAGTAATGGAATGCGTGCTAGAAGGGTATTCCATACACCTGAAACAACTTTCTTTAACGAAGAAACTGGCTCTCAAGAAGTAACTATTGGCACATCTGATTTAGACTGGTGTAAGCGTGTTATTCAAGAGGGTTATTTGAAAGACTACCCAACTGTAGCAAACAAAAAGTATCCATTCTTAATAGATACTAATATACCTTGTGTACACATTGACCGTGATGACGGTACACAATTCCCATTAGAGGGCATTCAAGAATGGTGTGCAAGACGAGATATGGTGTGATTTGCGACTTGCACCCAAGTTTAGGCGAACAAGAAGTGTGCGAAGCGTGTAAAGTTGGTTTACCACCAGATTTAGGAATAATGGTTAAAGATGATACGGAAACAACTGAAGCTCTCAGTTAGTGACAACATAAAAGTCAAAGATGACCTCAACACTTGGAAGAAGTGGTTTAATGGTGTTAAGCATTTCTTTACCGTCAAATCATTACCACCTCGCAATTAGAGTATCTTTATAAATGATAGTGTGTTAGATATAGTCTTATGGCAGTAGCATTACAACAAGCAGCAGTTAAGAATACATCGGCAACTACAACAGTATCAACTGCTCTGGGTGGTGTGCCAACTACAGGTAATATTCTTGTAGCTGTTGTTGGTTCAAATGTTGCAGCCGCCAGCACAAGTATGACCCTTCCCCTTACTGGTTGGACAACTATTGTACAACAGAACACTAATGCAAATAACGCTATTAGTATATTTGCCCGTGTTGTAGCCGCAGCTGAAAGTGCTACCTATACGGCTACCGCAACTGCCGCAGGAGTTATGTTCCTAACTGTTTATGAAATTAGTGGTGCTCCTGCTACTGTCGCTGAAGCTATTCAGTATTCTAATTCTAATACTAGCGGTGCATCTTCTGTTGCCACTCTTTCAGTAGGAACGTTATCTCCACCAACAGGTCATAGCGGATTATCTATAAACGGTATTTTTTGGCAGGGTGGTACAACTACTTCTCAGTCTATAGACGGCACGTTCACTGTTGTTGGTACTGGTACACTTCGTGGTACATCAGCTCATCTAGTAATAGCAGCCACTTCTGGTTCGTATAACCCGTCATATTCTTGGACAACCTCTCGTCCAACAGCGACTGCTTCTATTATGGTTTTGGAACGCCCAACTATTAACAAATCTGAATCAGTCACCGTAAGTGAATCTGTAACAGTTTATCAACCGCCAGTTAACAGCATAAACACGAGTGAAAGTGTAACTGTTACCGAATCCATAAGCCTTACCAAAGTACTGAACATCAACACGTCCGAAACTGTTACTACGACAGAAAGTATCGCAACCCCGACTTACAGTACTGGTTTTAATATATCTAAATCTGAAAGTATATCTGTTACTGAAACGGCAACGGTCAATCGACAAGCACCAGTCTTACTTATTACTGACTTAACAATGGTTGCTCAAGAAACTGGCACACCGTACCCAGATAACCCTTATATCGCTGGCGAGTTTAGCCCGACAGGCACATATACTAGACCATCGGCAGTAAACGATACTAGAGCCTATGATATATTTGCTGGTGACTTAGGTTTTGCGTGGGACGACGGTAGTAGTGGTGTTCTTGTTGCCTTTGGAGATACCTTTGGTTATAACTGGTCTGGTCCAAATGTTACAACCGCTGGCGGTAGTGGTTCTCCTACTATTGCAGCTGGTTCTAACGGTGTTAATGTAAATACCTTTACTGGTTCTGGTGTACTTAACGTATCTACCGCTACTGCATTCTTAACAGGTGGTGGTGTCGCAGCAGTAGAGCTTTCATCAGCTTCCAATACCTTGGTATACATTTCATACACTAGTAAATCAGGTGCTACCCTAACAGGCTGTAAAACTCTCCTATCAGCATCAGGAACTCTTACTACTGGAGATAGAGCAAAAGCAAATGATGGGTGGACAGGTGCTGGTTGGCGTTCTAACGTACTAGCCTACTCAACTGATACAAACTTATCTGATGGTTATGTAATATCTGACTTTAAGAATAAAACATCGCAGGGTATTGCTCAAGAAGTTGTTAGTGCTGCACACGATGGCGAATCTATTACCAATGTCTATACTGCATCAGCAATAAATATCTCCACAATAGTATCAACTTACTTTTTAATCAATGTTACAACCTCAACAGCAAACAATGCTGTAGCAGGACAGTGGGTACAAATATCAGGAACAACTAATTTCAATGGCGAGTATCAAATTACTGAAATAGTCAGTACAACTCAGTTTAGATTTGTTAGGTTAATGGGTGACTTTTCAGAATCAACTGGAACTATAAAGCTTGCCGTAAATCCAAATGTTGCTAGCCCAATGGCTGGACCAGAGGGTTCAATAATTCCTGCTGGTGGTATCTCTATTGCTAACGGTGGCGGTGTTGGAATCACAAGGCAGTACTTGTTCTACTGGTCAGTTGTATACTTTAGCGCTGTTGCTGGTCAGTGGTGGTCTAACTATGGTGGTATAGCTTACTCAGATAATGGTGGTTCAACCTGGACTAAAGCTACTGGCTCAACAACGGTTGCAGCTAGCTCTAATGGCGTAGACGTTAGCACGTTTGCTGGCTCTGGAACGCTTAACGTAGCTTCAACTTCTAACTTTGCTACGACAACTGGTGAAGTTGAAGTAGACACTTCTGGTGGAACGGCATTTTTAAACTATACAGGTAAAAGCGGAACAACCCTTACTGGTGTAGCATTGGTATCTGGTTCGGGTACATTATCTACTGGTGGTGGAGTTCGACAGGGTATGTGGGGTAACAATGCTAGTTTCACAGACTATTACCAGCAAATGTGGCCAGTTAAAGGACAGGGCGATGGCTATGTCTATCTTATGTCTGCTCGCAATGGACGATACAGTGCTCCTCGTATGGCAAGGGTGCTTGAAGCCAACATGCTTAAAAAATCAGCCTACACTTACTGGAACGCAACAACAAAAACTTGGGTCACTGATTCAACTGCCGCTACAACCATTTTTCCAGATACAGACCCAATTGGTGAGCCATCTATGTTTTATAACTCTGGGACTGGTGCATGGGTTGCTACTTATGGAGATGTTACTACTAACGGTATTGTGCTTCGTTCTGCTTGGTCGCCTGAAGGACCTTGGTCAGCTAAACAAACTATTCTAAATAATACTGAATTTGGTTCACAAGATATGTATGGTGGTTTTATTCACCCTTGGTCTAACGTTGCACCAAACTCAAGCTATGACCTTTTCTTCCACGTATCATTATTTGCACCATACGCAACATATCTAATGAAAGCTACACTTGGTACTGCTCTAATTACCGAAACAGATACTGTAAGTGTTACCGAGTCTAAAAAGGTTGAAATAAACGACCAAATAAATAAGTCTGATTCTGTAACTGTAACTGAAAATGTATCATTAGCAATTATCTCTACCCCTCTCATATCGGTTGCTGACTCAATTACTGTTAATGAAGTTGTAACTTTATCTATCACACCAAAAGTTTCTGTATCTGACAACATTTCGCTATCTGAATCTACAAGTGTAATTATTCCAGAACTTAATATATCCGTTAATGACTCTGCTAGCGTATCTGAGTCAACTCGATTCCTAGTTGAAAATAGAATTGCAGTATCAGACTCTACTGCAGTCACTACATCAGTTGCCTTTGTAATAACTGGAACCATTACAATAAATGTTTCCGATACTATTGGAGCACCACCCAGAATAATTTATACAACTGACGGAGATTTATTATATTATGTATTCAAATCAGGCGATAAATCGTTCTACGAAAAGATTTAATGGGGTTGGATAGTTATTACTATAACAAGTACTTGATTTATTTTTATATATGTGTGTGATACAATCAATTTATATTAAAAGATAATAAAAATTTAAATTAAAAAATAAAAGGAACTTATTATGGGACCAACCTACAATCCACAACAGCAAAATAATACATCACTGCAACCAACTTACAATTCACAGCCTATGACTTTTAATCCACAGCAAACAGTAAACGGATTATATCTACAAAACACTTCAACAGCTGGCAACGTTCTTGGTCCTACAGATACTTATTCAGCACCACCTGCTCCTGTTTATGTAGATCCTTACGCTAAATATGGTGGAATAGATAATTATAATAAAACGAATGCTGGTTTTAATGCCACAGAAGCAAATATTTATACTTCTGCAGATAGAAATGCTACTACAGGTGTAGCTAAATACAAAAGAGGTATACAAGACTGGCTGTTAGGTGCGTCTAGTAAACAAAAAGGTATTGATAAGCAAAGTGCTAACAACGAATTAGCCTTAATGAACGGTGCTGAAGGAATACGAGGAATGGTTGGACGAGGTATTAACTCAGCTGGTGTTATGCTTGGCAATCGTAATGCTGGGGATTCTAGTGCTACAGGTGCAATTGCTAATGCATATGGTCAGTTAGGACAACGCCAGATGGCAGGAATTGGTAATCAATATTCTCAAAACGCACAAGATATTGGATTAGAGCAAAGTAATTTAAATGAAGCTGCTGCATTACAACAAACACGCAACGAAGAAGATAAGGCTGCGTTTATTACTACAGTTATTAACGATGCAACTGATCAGATTAAAGATTTAAATCTTCAAAAATCACAAGCAGATGTTGGAACACAAATAGCTATTGATCAGGAAATAGCAAAAATTAAAAGTGCTACTACTGCTAAACTTAGTGCAGTAGACCCTATATGGACTTCAGGTGTAGCAGGACTTAAGGGAGCTACACGACCTGCTTCAATGACTACGGCACAAGGATTACGTTCAGCTGGAACTGATTTAGGCAACAATTCTTTTAACTTTACGGAACAAGCACCGCTAACATTCCAAGGCAACGCACCAGCTGGCGGAAACATGCCGTTGTACACGATGCCAAGGGGAAGTAGACAGGAATAATCTGTCATGGGCTTTTCATTCAGACCTCTTGGTAGACGAATAACTGATATATTTGACGCTAACTCACAAGACGACCAAAAACGCAGATTAGCTGCTGGTCAGCCACGTATGTATCTGGATCAGCAAAGACAATTATCTAGTCCTACTCAAATTCCTTATAATCAAGGTATAATGCCTGCTACACCCCAAAGAAATGTTGCAAGTCGTGTATTTGACCAAGTAAATCCTTTTGACAATAATCGAACCTGGCAGCAGACTACTCCAACCAATACTAAGTCACTATGGCAGCAAGGTGTACAGTCTGGGTCACAACTAGTGCGTGGCACTGCACCTGGTATAATTAAATCGGTCAATACTGCAAAAGCAGGAGTTGGGGGATTATATGGATTAGGTGAAATAGGGGCGTCTTCTGTTTTTGGCACTGACCAAGGATATCAAAATACTCTATCTGGAGTAGACGCTACAATGAAACGTGATTTATCACCAAATGCAGGAGCACTTGGATTAGGTACTGTGTTTAAAAATTATAACGAAGCACTTAATGCTACCCCACTAGATATTGCTAAAAAATCAGCACGTTATGGTGTACAAAACTACTTAGAAGGTAAAAGTTTATCTTATGGTGCGCCTGTTGGTGATGCTATTATGAAAGAAGGTGTAGTTCAAGGTATTAAGTCACAAGTACCAAATCTAATTAAAAACTTTGGTCTTAATGCTGCTCAAGGTGGTGTTACTGCTTATAATCAAGGTGCCTCTAGGAGTGACATACTTAAAAGTGGCTTATTAAATGCTTTTGCAGGTACAGTTGGTGATGTTGGTTTAGGTATTGGTGGTGCAGTAATAGGTGATATCGCAAAAGCTCCAAAAACTGCATTAAGTAATGTAACATCTAAACTTGTAGGTAATACACCACTAAATGAAGATGGATTCTTATCACTTGGTGGCAATAAAAAAAGAACTCCCGAACAATACCGAATGGAGATTAAAAATAGGCTTCAAGAAGAATACAATCAGTTTGCTTTAAACAAAGACCAGTGGCGTAAAGATACTAATAACCCTAGCGCAAAGGCTCAGTTTACCGAGAATGGACGCATGTTTAAAGAGTATCTAAAAAACCCTGACACATTTATTGATAAATATAATCTTATGCCACCAGAGATGCAAAAACCAAAAGTATCCCTAAAAACAAAAACAGTCTCAGAAGCACTTGCACCTGTACAAAATCCTGGTGATTCTTCATTATTTAATAATACCACGCTTAATCAGCCAGCCAATAACTTAGATATAAACATGGAACGGTTTAAGGCTACTAGAAACCCTAATGCTGTTAAACCAGGGTTAAGCGTTGCTGAACAAGTGGGTAGATTATCTGATGACCAAATGGTTACTCAGATGGTTAATGACTTGGGTGTATCTGAAAATGTTGCCCGTAAAATAGTAGCCGATAATAACAAAGCCGCAATAGCCACTAATCTTTATGGGAGTAAAGACCTTATTAGAGGTGCTGACAGTCCAGACGCTTATGCAACTAAAGTAATGGGCGAGGCTAATAAGCGTGGTCAAGCTGCTCTTAATCAGAATGCCCCACAAGTGAGTAAGACAGCTGAACCTACGGTTATATTGAAAGAACAACTAGCTAATGTAGACACTCCTAGAACTGAAGCACCTAACATTAAACAGTTCATAGATAATCTACCTGACACTAGGCAAACGACCAGAGTTAATGCTGACGCTATTATTGGAGAGGGTACGCAATGGTTACGCAAAGGTGGTCAAGCGATAGATGATGCTCTTAGGGCTAAGGGTGATACTTTTGAAAACTTTAACCGAGTTATACAACAAGCATATGAAGATGTTGTTGCTGGTAAAAAACCCAATGTTTCTACGTTCCACCAAAGTCTTTATGACACACTAGAACCAATTCTAGGAAGGTTATTAAAGGAATCGGGGCTAGACATTAAAAAACTTCCTTATTACTTGCCCAGAATGAAAAAGGGTGGCGAAATGATACCGATGGGAAATACCTTAGTTGATGCTATAGACTCCGCTACTATGGGCTCTCAGTTTAAAAGAACAGGTGCTTTATCTTTAGATGATGCTGACTTATCCCCAGAGTCATTAGCTAGGTATGCCACTCAAACTTTAAGCGAAAAATACCGACACACAATGGCTGTAGATGACATAATAAAAGCTGCTGATGAACGGGGTGCTCCTATATCTATGAAGCAAGCTACTGATGCTGTAGACATGAAAAACCAACTAGCTAATGATTTAGCCGATGCTGCTAAAAAGGGTAAAGATTTCACCAATGATACTGTTTCTGATTTAAACAAACTCGGTAAAATGGAAAATATTCCTCAAAAAGTCAATAATTATAGCCCAACTATGTTCGCACAAACCCCAGAAAACATACTTAAAGGTGGTAATGTTTTGCGAGATGGTTTTGAACAATACGATTATGCCCATGGCTATGGTAACGAATTTGTAGACCTATTCACTCAGAATAATATTCCCAAAGAACAGTTTGGTGATGCTCTTAGACAATCTATCCTTAAACAAAATCCTAACGCTGATATTAAGGTTGTGGATAATGCCGTTAACTACGTTACTAGAACTATGCAACGACAGGGCTTAGAACCTAGTGCTACTAATGGATTGGTTATACAGGCATACAAAAATGTAGCAAAGGACCAAATGGTAAATCTTGGTAAAACTACTCAGTTTACAAATAATAAAATGCGTAAAGTAATTAGCGAACAAATAAATGGACGTTTATTAAAAGATGCACACGAACAGAACGCGTCACAAATTTTTAATTCCTTAGTAACGGATCGAGTAAACGTAAGCTTGCGTGGATTAAACGTAACTAGTGCAGTTTTTGAACTTGGAGATATTGGCAACATATTTTCTAACTACGGACTTAAAAATCTAAAAAGTACTAAATTTGGACTTGGTAAAATAGACGGTGATAATTTACGTTTTTCACACAAATACGGAGAAGCAGATGCATCATATATGACACCAGATATGCCCCAGATTAAAGCTCTTGACACTATTTGGGAAAATCCTAATACTTCGTATCCTAGCAAAATGTGGCAATCATACAGACATTTTGAAGACAAACTATTAGTTTTTCGCTACGTTGAGCAACACAAAACCGAGTTATTTTTTAGAACGGCCGAAAAATTTTACAGAGATAAAGGTCTAAGCGGCGGCGAACTAGTTAACCGAGTAATGAGTGACTACAAGAATACTATGCTACCCTATAAATTATCTACTGCAAACCGAATAATTGGTAAAATGCCTAAAGCTCTTACACAGTATGCAAACTGGAGTATACAAGCTACAAAAAGGTTAGGTCGCACGATATCTGGTACTAATGAAGCAGGTAAGTTTGGAGAAATAGACAGAGGAGCACGAATTGCAAGAGGTATTGGAACAGAATTGCTGCCAAAAGCTGCTGCAGCTGCTCTGCTTGGAGTTCCTGTAATGCAAATACTTGGCATGCGTGATTATACAGGTGTAACTAATAGTGATTTTACTGGTATTAATAATGAAGACAAAACAAAAATAGATGAAGTTGTTAGACTTCTAAGTTTATCTCCTGCTTTAAGTTTAGGTGGTAACTTTTATTATGCTAATAGACGAAATGAGATAGCGGACGCTAAAAAAGCTGCTGGCGATAGTTATGGCACTAATCGAAGACCACAGGATCAACCATTAAATGTTGCGTTACAGTCGGGTCAAATGCTCTTACCTTTTAGAACGCAATGGAAAAAAACTACAGATGTGTTAGATGCTAAAAATAGAGGTTACTACATGAATAGAGACGGTAGAGTTCAAACACAAGGTCCACAAGGGTTAGAAGCTCTTCAAGGTGCTGTATTTGGTAAAGATTACACCCCAACAATGAGAGAGTATCAAGATAACCCTAATATTGTCTCAGTACTACAAGGTAAAGCTAAACCACAAGACCTTATTACTAAAAACGAAAGCGTATCTACTACTATCCAAAACTTCGGAGGAACTTCTACTAGAGACTTTAAACGACCTTTATCAGCAGACGTACGCTCGCCTTATAGTCAAAAGTATATAAATGCTAGTCCTGGAGACAGACCACAGATACTTGAGAGTGGTAGGTCATACAACAAAGAAATTGATACTTTAAAAAAAGAATCACCACAAAAGTATCAAATCTACATAGATACTATGAAAGACAACGTTGACCCTGAAAAATGGAATAAACGTACTAATGGTGGCAGCGACTTAACTACATTTAAAATGGAAGCAGAACGCAACAAACTACTTAAAAAAGACTTTGGTACGCCTTATGATCCAGTTTACGATTTACCTGACGCACAAGCTAAACAGTACGCAACATACAAAAGCGTAGTTACAGGTGAAGATTTAGCACTTAGAAACGTGCTTAACAAAGAAGAATGGTATAAAAAATTTAAAGAAGTAAGAGCTAAGTATTACGAAAATAACCCATATACGGTAGGCACACAAGAATACAAAAATACAGAAAGAGTCAAACAGTGGGACGCATTAGATAACGAGCTTGGTGCGTATGTCTACGACAAAAACGCTAAAGAAGTACCTGGATGGGCTAAAGACTACCCTCTTGTTTACCAGAAAAAAGCTATTATAGCTAAGTATGGTTATGATTCACAGGAACGTAAGGATTTTAATAAAACATATTACGATCAAGAATTAGCACAAAAAGATCAATACGAAAAAGCACAATTAAACGTTATTAATCAAATGCGTAAAATAGAAAATGCAAATCCTATGTCGTGGGAAGCATACCAGCAAGCTACTGCAATAGCTAATACGGACGGTACTAGTTCTAAATTTAGTCAAAAAGCTAAAACTGGCGGTAGTGCTAAATCTGGTAGGTTTACTGTCAGCTTTAAACAGGATAGTACTATTAAACTTGATAAAACAGCTGCTAAAATTAAACAGAAATCAAATTATGCTGTTCAAAAACCTAAAGTTTCTATTAAGAAAAGTCTGGTTTAAGCAATTATGAGTTATAATGTAATTAAAATAAAAAGGAAACAAAATGGATTATGATGACATATTTGCAGCTTACTACACGCAATACAGAGCTGAAGCACAGATACCAGATAACACAGACGATGAATGGACTATTGGTTTACAGTTAGCAAACGAAGCTTTAAATCGCTGGGCTAATTTTGATTCTACGTATTGGAAAGACTTATATACTACTCTTCAACTTGATAATGGCGGTAGTCAAACTTTAGTTACTGCGCAGACAACCTACCTAGCCCCTCAGAACTTTCGAGAAGCTGCTGGTAATATTTTTGTTAAAGATAATGCAGGATTAGTCGTGTCACAATATCCTATAATTGAGCCACAGGATGTACAATTTAAAGACTCTAACAGACCTTATGCGTGGTTTGGAGTAGGTCAGACTTACTACTCAACTGGTACAGTCTCTCAGAGTACTACTGTTATAACAGGCGTTGGCACAACATTTACTGCAGATATGGTTGGAATGCAAGTTCAATATGTTACAGGTGAAGTGGCTACAATAACTGCATTTACAAATGCAACAACTATGACAGTTAGTCCATCTCAAACAGTTGCTTCAGGTACATATCGAATAGTTAACAAAGGTTATAGTTTGTATTTAAATCCTGCTCCAACAGCACTATATAATGGATACAATCTTGATTACTCGTATTACAAAAAGCCCTCACAGTACACTACGGGTACTTCTAGAAGTGAAGTGCCTAACTCATACTTTATAGTGCATCACATGTTAGGTAACAGATTTAGGGCATCACGTAACTGGAGTGCATATCAATCTGCTAAAAGAGACTCTGAAGATGCTTTAAAAATAATGCAAATGGATAACAACGCTGGAACATGGAGTAACTCATGGCAATTAGCGGATAATTCTGGTGCAAGTTTTGGAGGATAATAATGCCACTATCAAATAATTTATCTTTACCTAGCACAGAATTAAATGAATCTTATCTTACTTTAGATAATTTTAAAAAAGGTGTTATTACTCTTATAGATGATTCTAGATTGCCTAAGAATGCTCTTAAAGCTGCCGACAATTTAATATTAGTAGAAGATGGGCAACCAACTGTAAGACCAGGTGTAGATTGGTATGGTACAGCTCCTACTTTTTATAGTACTGGAACAGCTTCACAATCTGGGGTAACAGTCACAGGTGTTGGAACTACGTTTACTGCAGCAATGGTTGGTATGACTATAGTATTTAGTAATGGAAAAACAGCTATAATTGGCGCTTACACTAGCGCAACATTACTTACTGTTGATACTTCACAAACAGTGAGTAGTACAACATATGTTATTAATGCGCCCATACAAGGATTTGATTATTTCGATGCAGATGGAGTTATACATCTTGTAATGGTAGCTGGAGGAAAAATATATCGCTCACTAGATGATGGTACTACCTGGACAGTCTGTACTGGATATACAGTGACTGCTGGATCTTCTGTATATTTTAATCAATACAACTCATATTTATATATTACAAATGGAGTAGATGATATAACGCTTTATGACGGCACAACAATTTTAGTTCGATACACTGTTTTATCTACTCCTGCTGCTGCTGCGGCAGTTGAAACTAGTTTAGCTGGTACTGCTTATAACTACTATTACAAAATTGCTAGAGTTAACACTATTGGTTTTTCTGCTGCTTCAGTTGTTAATACGGGAACTGTTTCAGCTGATTTACCTAGAGCTAGCTGGGTATCGAACGTAAATTATGTAACTTTAACTATGCCTATTTCTATAGCTACACAAACTAGATGGGACATATATTTAAGTGAAGATAATGTTAATTTTTATTACCTAGCTTCACAAGCTACTCCTACTGTTCCTGGAATTGTGACTTGGGTAGATAATGGTACTGGAATTGTTGTACCTTCTACGATTGCTCCTACTGCTGACACTTCTAAAGGTCCGCTTGTAACTGAACTTACTAATGTAGGTTCTAGAATGTACGGTATACGTGACACTGCTAATCCTTATAGAATTTGGTTTTCCTCAGGCTCAACTCCTAAAGGTGCATTTTCTAGTGCCTACGATGGTGGATACATTGATTGGCAAGAAGGTGGTAAATATATTCCAGTAAAAGTAGAAGATTATCGTGATGGAAAAGGAACGCCATTGGCTACTGTGTGGTGTTCGTCCGCTGATGGACAGGGTTGTATACTACAAGTATCCTTAGACGTATTTACTGTAGGAGATATTTCAATTACTCTACCTTCTGCCTATAAGCTTCCTGGTTCTAGAGGTACTTCTTCTCCAGGTTCGGTTATTAACGTTTTAAACGATTATATGTTTTATAACTCACAAGCATTTTATAATTTAGGATCAAGAGCACAGTTTTTAAATTTACTTTCTACCGACGAAGCATCAGCAAATATTCGCCCATCAATAAAAAGAATAAATAATAATGCAGAAGATAAAATATGTAGTGTGTTCGACAAAGCCAAGGTTTATTTTTCAGTTCCTTATGGAACAGACGATAACTCACATGTTGCTATATTTGATACTGAAAGAAAAGCTTGGCTTCCAAAAGCATTTACTAGAGGGTTTACTAGATTTGTACGTTATACAGATTCAGGTGGAGAGCATAGACTTTTAGCTTATCAAACAGGTGATACAAAAATGTCTGAAATTAGTACCTCTATACTTGGTGATTATGGTGCAGCTTTTGAAACATTATTAACTACTGGCCTATATCCTGTTAGTAAAGACCGTTTTCAATTTCAGTTTGTCGAAGAAGGTGAAATAGAACTTTCTAACCTACAGGGATTAATTTCTCTAAAATTAATTGGAATAGATAGGCAATTAGGTTATTCAGTAATTAAAAGCCCTACAATAGACCCTATTAGTGCTGAGATTACTACTGGTTGGGACACGTTTTCATGGGATAGTTCAGCATGGGACGATACTAGTGCTACTATTGAGGTTTACTCAGAACCTTCCGTTAAACGTTATTTTAACGTTCAAAAAGAACTTAACGCTATTCAGTGGGAAATAACTACTGCTACACTGGGAAGTAATTACGTACTACGCACATTACAAACGCATGGAACTGATACACTTGCTGGCAAACCAAGGGATTGGAGACTAAGCACATGAGTACTTCTGTATCTAGTGTTGTTAATCATTTTCCTTCAGCTGAAAACGGCTTTGCTACTACTACAAGTAGTCAGACTTTAGCTGGAGCAACTGTTGTAGAAGTAGACGATCTTACGGGATACGATAGTGGTGAAGTTGTAGTTTTTTTGATTGAACCAAACTCTGTAAGTGCTAAACAGGCTTTTACAGGCATTGTTGATACTGCTGGTCTTCAGATTACAAATGTTGTATGGACTACAGGTGCTAACCAAACTCATGCCGTAGGCGTAGCTATAGTTGATTACGCTACTGCAACTCATGTCAGTATGATTTCTAAGGGTTTAAGTGTTGAACATAATCAAAACGGAACTCATGCTTTAGCGTTGTTCAATAAGATATACCCAATAGGTTCTATATACATAAATGCTGCTGTAGCTACTAATCCTGGAACATTACTAGGTTTTGGTACTTGGGTAGCCTTTGGGGCTGGTAAAGTTCCTGTTGGAATAGATGCAACTCAAACTGAATTTGATACTTTAGAAGAAACTGGTGGCGCTAAAACTAGCACTATAGCTACAACTAACTTACCGTCACACACTCACACATTTTCTGCTACAACGGGTACAGAAAGTGCTAATCACACTCATGGTTATACATATCCTCTATCTCCTATTACAGTTAACGCTATAAATGCAGTAGATACAGCACTTGGTCACGTTCCTGGTATTGGGTCTACTAGTACTGGTGGGGTAAGTGCTAATCACACTCACTCAGTAAGTGGTACTAGTGGTGCTACTGGTTCTGGTACAGCTTTATCAATATTAAATCCATACATTGTAGTATATATGTGGAAGAGGACAGTATGAGTACTAGCGTATCATCAGTTACAAATCACTTTCCATCAGCTGAAAATAGCTTTGGGACTACAACTACTAGCGGAATAACTAGTGGCGATACTACAGTTTATTTAGCTTCGCTAGACGGATATGATAACGGAGAAGTTATAGTATTTGTTGTAGACCCTACGGATGCTACTAAAAAACAAGCTTTTACTGGCGTAGTTAATACTGGAACACTTTCTATAACATCTGTTGTTTGGACATCTGGTACTAATCAAAATCACGTTCTAGGTGCTACAGTAGTAGACTACGCAACAGCCACTCACATAAGTATGATAAGCAAAGGTCTTTCAGTTTCGCTTGATCAAGACGGTACGTTAAAAGCTGGTGCAGTTGATGTTGCAGCAGTATTGGCGTCTAATGTTGTAACTACAGCTAAAATACTTGACAGCAATGTAACTACAGCTAAAATAGCTGACGACAGTGTTACGGCAGCCAAACTGGACGGCATAGACAAGTCACTACTGACTACCGACAGTAACCCTTATAAGTTTTTAACCTACCGTAACGCTGCTCAAAGTACAACCGCCACTACAGCCATAAAAATTAACTTTGACACTAAGCTTTATGACACTAATAATAACTTTGACGCTGTGACTAACCGTCGTTATACTGTGCCAGTATCAGGGTTCTATTGGTTTTACGGTAGAACATCGGCTATTACCGCAAGACTATTCTTGCAGTTATTTAAGAACGGTACTGTATATGCTAGAGGCGGTGATAGTTCTGGAAGTGGTATTAACGGAGTAACGCTAGGCATACTAATGCAATGCACTGCTGGTGATTATTTTGAGCTATTTGTATGGGGACAAACCAGTGTTGCGCTTGAAATAGGTAGTGCAGATATTTTGACCTATTTCGGTGGTTATCTAGTGAGTAGGACATAATGAGTACATCAGTAAACTCGGTCGTAAATCACTTTCCTTCTGCAGAGAATGGATTCGCCACTACTACTTCTAGTTCTACTAATTCTGGGGCTGTTACAGTAGAATTAGCTTCTTTAGCTGGCTACGCAAATGGTGAGGTTGTAGTTTTTGTTATAGAACCTACAAGTGTATCAGGCAAACAAACTTTTACTGGTGTAGTTGATATTAGCGGATCACAAATAACTAGTGTAGTTTGGACGGCTGGAAGTAATCAAGTGCACAATGCTGGTGTAGTAGTTGTAGACTTTGCTACTGCTACTCATATTTCAATGATAAGTAAAGGTTTAGCAGTATCCCACGACCAAGACGGGACACTAAAAGCTGGTGCAGTAGATAATGCTGCAGTTTTAGCTAATAATGTAGTAACTTCTTCTAAAATTGCTAGCCTAGCAGTCAATACCACTGCTATATCTAATCCTTATAAGTTTAGTGCATATAGAGCTGCTGCACATACACCTGGTTTGCTGGGTGTTATTCAATTTGATACAGAATTATTTGATACTAATAACAACTTTGATGTTACTACTAATAAAGGTAGATACACTGCACCAGTAGCTGGATTTTATCAGTTTAATGCTAATTTGTTATTTACGACAGCTAGTGTTAATCAAGACACTGGAATATCATTTGCTAAAAATGGTACTATTATAAATCGTGGAGTGTCTGCAGTAAACATGTATGCTGGTGTAACTGGTGCGGGTGTTACTGCAAGTTGTATGCTGCAGTTAGCTGCGTCAGATTACATAACTGTTATCGCACAAGCCACACTACCCTTAAGTATTTCTAGTGCAGCAAATAATACTTTCACAGGCTTCCTAGTGAGTCAAACATAATGGCAACTAAAACAGAATCAGCCGAAATTGCAGTCCTGCAAACACAAATGAAAAGTGTTATGGAAGGTGTTGGACGCATAGAAGAAAAACTAGACATACAGACAAGCCTATTTGTAACTAAAGTAGAATACAATGAGTTTAAGAAACGCTGGTTACTATCGCACACAATGTCAGCTTTTGCAGGTAGCGTTATAACAGCCCTCACAATCTACATAATTACACAAGGTATTAAATAAAGGAGAACAGAATGAACTACGACATCTTTCTAAACAAATGGATGGGAAAATCTATTGACTGGGATGGTATGTATGGCTATCAGTGTGTAGATTTAATAGCTCAATACTGTGTAGAAATGGGTTGGCCAGTAGCCTATGCTAATGCTAAGGACTGGGCAAATCACTCTGCTCTTAGAAATACTCATAATTGGACAGTAAACAATCCATCTGACTTTAACCAAGTACCTAAAAGAGGCGATATTATAGTCTGGAACGGTAACCTGCCAGGTTCAGGTGGATATGGTCATATTGCTATATGGGATATGATTGTTCGACCTGGTATATTTAATTCACTAGACCAGAACTGGGGTGGTCAATATATACACTTTCAATCACACAACTGGGATTATATAGTTGGTTGGTGGACAGTTAAGCCTGTTGCACCGCCTCCTGCCCCTCCTGTAGCCCCTCCACCAGCTCCAACACCAATACCTGCCCCAAAGCCAGCTCCAGACCCTGCACCAAGTCCTACGCCTTTACCAAGCCCTGTACCAGCACCAACACCACCTCCCACTCCAGTAATACCTGTTCCACCTGTAGTCCAACCCTCAAAGCAAACTCTATACGACTGGGTAGCCAGTTTTGTGAAAAAAATAATAGATTTCCTAAAAGTTTGGGAAAGGAAAGGAAAATAATGAGTTTAACAACATCAGTAAAGACTTTCATAGCAAGCGATGTAGTAGAACGAGCTGTAAAGACATTTGTACAAGCATTTATCGCAGTAGTAGTTCTATCTAGCAATCCAGTTAGCAAGTCTGCATTAGTTGCAGGATTGGCCGCTGGAATATCAGCAGTATGGAACTTTGTCCGCAAAACCGCATAAGCACCTTGACAGTAGGAGTACAATAAGGTTATGGAAAAGAAATCAGATGGCTTTCAAGAAAAGTTCGTCATATTCCCAAGATTAGAAGAAATAGCCAAAGCCCTGTTTAGTCTTGTCAGGTTTAACCCAGAACATGGTTATTCATCAGATCACAAACACGAAGGGGCATCACCTCAACTTGACGCAGAGTTATATGACAAAGTAGACAGAATCTATCATCACGGTAAAGAATGGGATGTAATTAGGAAAACTAGAGATACGGAGTAGAAGGGAACTCAATATCTAAATGAAACCAATAAAGGTGGATTGGACTGAAACTAGAAACTTAAAAAACCTGTTAGAGTTAGATGACGAACTATTAAAGACTACATACTACTGGATGAGCTGGGATGTGCTGAGAAGGACACGAAACAAATATAGAACTAAAGCCAGAAAGGTAGCCTCTATGGAGAAATCACCAGAGCATCAACCAACACCAGAGTTAGATAAATTAAGAGATTTATTTCAAAGGTCAGGTATAGACCCAGAAGATGTACAGCGAGTAAACAGAGTCAATGTATATCAGGGGTATATGAAAAATGCTGATGGTGAGTTTGAAACCGTTGATTTGATTTCTGCCCAGTATGTTCCACGCAACGAGATGACGGAAGATATGTTTATCCGTCAAGCCGAACCTACAATTATAAAACCAACTAGAAGTAGTAGACGCAAAACTTCAAGGGCAGAAAAGACTGCAATCATACTACCTGACATACAAGCAGGGTATAGACGATTTGAAGATGGCAGGTTAGACCCTACGCACGACCCAGACGCAGTAGACATAACGCTACAAATAATAAAAGACATACAACCTGACCAAGTAATTCTAAATGGCGATAACCTAGATCTGCCTCAGTTTGGTAGATTTAGTCAGGAGTCTACATTTGCCCAGACCCTAAATCCTACATTGGACTATGTACATAAACTACTGGCACAAATAAGGGCCAATGCACCTAATACAAAGATTACTTACTTGGCGGGTAACCACGAGCTGAGATTGTCAAAATACATAATGCAATACGCTGAGAAGCTCTACGGAGTTCGTCAAGCTGGCACAGAGAATAAAGTGCTAACAGTACCGTTCCTACTTAATCTAGCGGACATAGATTGCGATTATAAGTCTGGCTATCCTGCTAATCAGTACTGGATTAACGAACGCCTGAAAGCTATACACGGTAATGTTGTCCGACCTGCTGGCAAGACTGCCGCACACTACGCTACTACGGAAGAAACATCTACCTTGTTTGGCCATGTTCATAGACACGAATATGCATCTAAAACTGCTCAAAACTATTCAGGTGCTAGATACATTATAGCCCAGAGCTTTGGCTGTCTAGCTAGAATAGACGGTGCTGTACCTAGCTTTGGTAATGGTTTTGATGAAGTAACTGACGAACCACTAACTAGATACGAGAACTGGCAACAGGGATTGGGCTTTGTAGCCTATCAAGACGGTGACAAACCATTTGACACACAGCAAATATCAATTCAGACTTTTAACGGTTACGAAACACGATTCAACGGTAAGATTTATACACCGACTGACAATAAAGATAAAGTAATTAACACAGAGGCAAAGAATGGCAGCCAAAAGTAAAGTTAACCAAAGAAAGCAAAAAGACACTTACAAAGTAAAGTGGGTCAAGAAAGCTCAAATGTTTTGTACTACAATAATTAAAGATGGTAAGCAAACCCAAGAATGGAGTGACCGATGACTGACGAACACCACAAACACCTAGACCACATACTACGAACCTTTAATCAAAAGTGCGTGACTAAGTATGTATCAGGCAACGAAGAGCATGGTGGATTCCTGCCAGACAAAGAGGGTATTATAGATATGGCCATAGAAGAAGCAATCGACCAAGTGATATATCTAGTTACACTTAAAGGTCAATTAGACAAAGCCAAAGAACAGTCAGAGATAAGCAAACAATTTGATAGTGCGGTAGGTGATGAATGATACGACAAAAAAGGTTGAAAAGTTAAAAGTACATGACACTATTGTCGTAGTACAAAACGGTAAGCGTATAATTGGAATTATTACCAAGATTATAGGTGATGTAATACATTTCAAGGACAAGTAATGGAAAAAATACGCATAACAAGGGATGAAGAAGGCAATCCAATAGGCTGGAAACCACCAGTAACAAAAGAGATAATATCTTATGCAGACCGATGGCAAAGAATTATGGACCTATCTCACTTTATTATTAAACACGAGTTTGTCAGCGAAGTAAGCGAAGAAAATCCAGAAACAATAGCAGAAGCAACTACTCAGTGGCAATACAGGGAATCAACTATTACATGGTATCTGCCTAACGCTAGGGAACTAGAATCTGACGCACTGGAAGATACCGTAGTACACGAGCTTGTCCATGTAGCATTAGCACCTATACAGGATTTTGTACCAAACAAGCACGAGAAGCTCTCAGAATACGTTACAGAAGGTATTGCTAGGGCATTGTTGTCTGCAAGAAGAGGTTACGATGGCAACAATGGATTTTAGTTTTGAAGAAGAATCGCCTAGAAATTATATTCCTATTTATTCTGGGATTAACTGGCACGAAAAGTATATGGCTACACACGAAAAAGATAACTGGCATATGTTTGCACACACCGTAGATAGGCTAGGCGAGCTATCTATACAAATGACCCAAGACACCTGTGCATTTTATATTAACGATACCGATCCAGCATTTGACTGTATGGTTATAACCGACCCCAGAGATGAATATGGTGACTTTTGGTACAGTAGAAATGATTTAGGTAGCGAAGTATTTGATGAACTATTAGACGAAGCAGGTAACGAAGTAACTTTGGTTTATAGTAAGTATCCAGGCAGACAGGTAGCAGAGTTTGTGATGAACCAACTTATGGAAGATAGCATAATTGAAATACCTGATGATTGGGAAACTTAACGGAAAGGTTTAACTAAAGATTAACTATGAAATTATTTATTAGTTTTCTAGCAGGTGCATTTACAATGTATGTTCTATTGTATCTGTATGCTGGCTATCACTGGTTGCAGGTTTTAGGGTTTTAGGTTTTTTCATTTGTAGGTAATCCCACTTATCATTGAACCACGACTCCACCTTGTCGCCTACTTTGAATTGCCCATAACCAATGGCTTCGTCTTGATTGTCTAGGATAGCGTATGTTCTATAATGTACTACACCATATCTAGTCCAAGTCTTTGTGTGTTCTATTTCAGTGATCGTTCGCATACAGTTTTTATAAATTATAAGGGTTTATGTTGGCTGTCTACCTTATCGATACACTTAGCTTGCGTCTGGGAGGGTACAAGCACCAACTGTTTATTTTATTATTGGTCCACGTTTACTCTTCATACCACCTTTGCGTCCAGCTTCTTTAGCTAGTTCTCTGTTGGCGTAAAAGCCACCAGTCGTGCCTAGTTTGCCACCAATAGCACCAATTCTTGCGTAAAATCCTTCACCGTGGTTTTTTTTGTTAGTTTCTGCGGCTTTCAGACCACCTTCTTTGTTCCCTGACATATACTTATCTTCCTTTCTTAGTTACATTGTCTACTCTTTCACCTGCAAGCCAGTAATAGATTACTGCTAATAGCCCGAACAGTAGTCCACCTATCAAACCTAGTATTGGACTACGGTTTCTCTTCTCTGCCATGTCATAACAGACAACTCCCCATATTATTGCAAATATTACAACTGTTCCATTCATCTCTATTCTCCTTTTAGTTTAATTGTCTTTGCTATAGTTTCTTTCAGAAGCTCTTGTGATTGAATTTCTAAGTCACTAGAAAGTAATCCAATCAGTTCTATTATCTCTTCAAACCCCAAGTTCTTTTTAAGTAATTCGTGTAAGGATTGTAGTTTGTTCACAGCTGTTCTTCTTCGTTTAGTTTATTAGATTGCCATATCATAAAGTTGGCTACGACTCTTAGCTGACTTATTAATGGTAAATCGTGATCTAGCATCAGAAACATTTCTTCCCCACTTGGTAAATCAAGCACTGGGAGTTTATTTACTTCTGGAAACTCTATCATTGTGTTGCCTTTCCTGTTAATGAATATGTTTAATATACAGGCTACGCTTTATTTTGTCAAGTAGTTTCTCAAGCAGATTATTATTATCTATATTTGGGGTCGGTCTTAAGCATTTCGTATTTGAGAGTAAACTTGTCAAGCATAGTTAAACTTCTATGAACCGTCCAGCTTTGTGGGTTTTACCTTTTAGGGGATTTAACTCCCTTTTAGGTATTTTAACTCCCTGCCCACGCAACCCGAAGTATAGAACATACACTATTACATATGTTGCAGGTACAGATATTACCGCCCCACCATATATGAATATTTGAGCAAATGCCCACTGTATGCCCAATAGAACATACTGACCAGTTACAGGTATCATCACAATCAATATCAGTATTGATAATGCGAAGCCTTGATGAAACCGTTTGTTAATTTTGTTGTTTTTCATTGCGTCCTTTCCTGTTAGTTATTGACTTTAGCATTATAGCATAGTGTTTATGTTTTTGTCAAGAACTTTATAGCTTCTCTTGCGTCGTGTATTACTTGATTTAATTCGTCAGCAGTAAACTTGTGGGTAGTAAATCTCTGGTAGTGTAGTTTTTTAGCTGTTCCGTCTCCGTACTTTAGGTCAAGGTTCTGGGCATAAGTAAAGAGGTCTCCGTGCTTAAACATATTGCAACCGACACACTGGGCGTTGCAGTTCTCTTCATCATATCGCAGCAAACTGACTCTACGGCTTACAAAGTGCCCATTTTGTATCTGAGATATTGGCTTTTTTACTCCACAAGTAATACACTCCGCTAAACCATTTTTGGAGTCTCTCAATCGAATGTATTTACTAAACTCTGCGTCTGCCAGCTTTTTTAACTTTGCTACTGTTGGCTTTGCTTTTGTGCTTTTGTTCTTGCTTGTCTTTAACTTCTTGATAATCATTGTATATTGCTAATCCCATCATTAGTGTACCAAATGTTCCAATAACTGCTAATAGATTAAAAAATGCTTGCATAAAAGTTATTTATCGTCTGTTTCAAAAAACATATCTTTTACTGCGTGTGCTAGGTCTTCTTCTGTTTCGTAAACTTGGTCTTCTGGTATAGCGTTCTCTTGGACACGATTGCCGTTCTGGTCAAAGTCTTTCAACCAATAACCTTTGGTTGCTTTCAGTAGGTCTATGCTGTTGCAGTCTTTTTGCTCGTCAATAGTTAAATCAACGCTTTTAGGTGCTGGGGTAACTGAGTAGCGTGTTTCTAACATAGCACCTGTACGCTTAATAGTTAGATCAAAAGTAGTCGGCTCTCCCCACTCATCAAACAAGTCAGCTATTTGATTAAAAATAGACTTACCGCCACTATAGACTTGAGCTTTCTTTTCGTTCCTGTTCCATACTATCCAAGCAAACTTTGTAGATACAGTCGTTTCTCCATCGTTATTAAACTCCTGCGTGTACAACGCTGGCTCTGACGCTATGCGTATCTTTACGCTTTCACCGTCTTGTATTTTTAGGTATAGACCTCCGTCTGAACCTGCTGGCTTAAATGTTTTGTAAATGCTCATATTGTTTCCTAACTGCCCCAAGGGGCTATTTTATAACCTTGACTTATTAAAATTTGTTCCGAGTCCTCTATAAATGTAATGTTGTTTCTTATGTCTTTAAATTTCTGATACCTGAATTCGTTTACTGCTTCATCGGCTTCGTACTTTCCCTGCTCTTGTAGTTTACGCCTAATCCTAGTTATTGTGTCCGTGCTAGGCATTGACCTGTATAACTCTTTCTGTTCTTCTGTCAAAACAATACCATACTTTTCCATATAAATAAGAGTAAGTTCTGTGTCCGAGTTCCGAGAAGCTTTGCTATACTTCAAAATGTTCTCTACTTGCTCTGTAAGTTTCATTTAGTTTCCTTTTTCCATTTTAGATACCAATTTATTGAGCAGGGCTCGTTATTAAAGAAAAATGGGTTGTATAGTTCTTTAGCCATAAAACCACCCTCAAAGTCCGCACAAGTACACTCTGGTAGCTTTTTAGACTTCCACGCTTTGTTTAGTTTGGTCCAATAAGCCAAAACATCTGTTTCTAGTTCTTTGTCCCAGAGTAGATGTTGTTCCATCATCATTAAGTTCTCTTTTTCAATCTTTAGTATGCGGGCTTCTGTAAGGCTATTGAGTAAATAGTTATGGCGGTCTATACGCTTTAATATCTTTACACCGTCTTCGGTCATATTTTTTTGCTCAAGGTATTGTCTAAGCATATACATATAAGTTCCAAGCTGTAAGCGGTGGAAGTGGCTCATAGCGTTGCCGTTCTTCTTTGCCCACATAAAACTACGGCTGTTTACTGTTTTGTAGTCGTAAAGAATAAGTTGGTCATCTACCAGTATCAGATCATCAAAATGCCCACGCACCATTAAGTCTTCGTCTTGTAGCTCTACTTCACTAGCAATAGATATGCCTGCTTTTTTAGTTATGTCTTGTATCCAAGTGTGAAAAATGTGTCCTGCGCTAAATACACGCTGTTGTCGGGGGTTTTCTGATGTATGTGGTACGTTTAACCTCTCAAAGATATTTCTTCTTATACAGTACCCTGCAGAGCTAGCACTCCAGTATTTACCGTAGTCTCTTTTTTTCTTAGACTCATCTATTAGGTAGTCGTCTATAAGTTGTCTAACGCCTGTTTTGTATAAATCACTCAAAACGGTGCTCTTCCACTTTGATCAATCCAGATAGCGTTAGGGAATATATCTTTGCCAATCAAGTCTAGTCTATCTTCTGAAATTACAATAGGATCAGGATTATATTCTAGATCAAACATTGTTCTGGCACTTTCTTTTAGGTACTGCTCTAGGCTTTTGTAGTCTTTGTGATCTACAGCGTATTCTATGTACTGCCCAACACCCTCTCCCTCCCAGTAACTAATATGAAAACTAGCTAATTCAAGTAACTCCGTTAGTTTTTTATTCTTTTTCATAATTGTAACCTCCAGTTAGTTTATTACCTTTTAACTATACTCTTGATAGCATAATATGTCAATGGTAAACTAACATAATTATTGCTATACTTATACACAGCTCTTAGCTTTTCCCTCCAGTTGTAGCTAGGAGCTATATATAACTACCCCTACCACCAAGAGCTTTCCTGTTAGTTATCTCTTTTGGGGTAGTTTTTATTTATAACCAATAGACCCCCATTTCCCTCGTATTAGGGATTGCGTGATAGATAAACTATTTTATTATTCAGTACAGGCGAGGGACTAGGTTGCGGGGGTAAACAGAGCCTAGATTTGTGTCTGTACTTAATGCTTACATCTTTGTTGTCGGCATAGAATCTATGCTTGCGGTGCTTGTACAACACCAATAGTTATTTAGGGATTGACAAGATAATGTATCTACGCTACAATTGGTGTATCGCAATACACGTCTGACACCACGATACGGTGTCTTTTACTTTGTCTGGCTATTTATATTTTCGCAATACAAATAGTTGTCTACAATCTACTACGCTACCTGTTTTTTGTCAATGTATTGAATTATCTGATCGGCTAACTCTGTATCAGTTTCTGCTACGAAGTTGCCTAGGCTAGACAGCATAAATTCTTTCCAAGTTATATCTAGTCCTACTCGGTGTATGTTTAACTTTATGTAAAGTTTACTGCCTTCTTCATCAGTTAAGTTTATAAAAATTGCTTTGCTTTTTCGGTCTTCGGTTTTACTCATTTTATCTCATTTCTAATTTAGTTGTTGTTATGTTCTCTGGGTTCACTGTGTTCTGTAATACTTTATAGCCCAACGCTGGTTGTAAGTCGTTAGGCTCGGTTATGTCGATCCATTGTTGGTTATATGGCTTCACTTCTAAACCTCCTTGTGTCCAGTCGTGCTTTACGCTACCTGTTGCCAAACTTACGTTACTTATTATTCCAATTGCTATTATTGTCCCAATTGTTATGCTTACTGTTAAGTGTTTCATTTTATTATTCCTCTACTTCAATTAGTTTTGTCCAGTCGCACTTATCGCACACCCAAGTGTTTTGCCATATATCTATCCAATCGGAACGGTTGGTGCTTGCGTAACCATAGTCTAGATCCTCTTCGTACTTGCCTGCGTGATTACATTTGCCATTTACAACTACTGTAATGTCTTCTGCGTTACTATACAGTCCATTTACTTCAATCTTCATTGTTGATCTCACTTTCATCTTGTTCTTCAAACTGTCTTCGTAACTCACCTGCGATAGCACTGTCTAACTTGCGATACTGTTCTATCAAACCCTCTTCGCTATAACTAAACACTTCGCCTGCGTGCTCGCCATTGACTATTACTTGCGTGATATATTCTATCTCGGCTTGTTCGCCAAATGTTTTGTAGTCCATTTATTCCTCCAATTAGTTTATGTTACTGCTTACACTTCCGTAAACTCAATCTCACTATTATGATAGCATACTCGCATCTCTGTTGTCAATAGGTCAATAATTTATCGTATGCTATGTTCAAAATTATTGCTATGATCATCACTCCAATATACCCTACCAGATGCTTTAACACTCTGCCTCAAAGTAACAACTGCCGTTCTTTTTCAAGTATTTATATATGTTTTCGCCTAACTTTAACCTAGCGTACCACTCTAATTTATCGTTAAACTCATATACATTGAAGCCGTGTTCTTTTACAATATCATCATTATAGCCATTGACTTCTTTGAAGAAATCGTCCATCTTTTTTTTGTACTCGCCAAGTTCTTTTTTACATTTTGCTATGCCTTTTTCTACTTCTGGCAGGTTTTCTGTCTGAAATTCATACTCTAACCGTTCTGGCTGATAACCATCTACTCCAAAAAAGTCTGCGTCATTGCTTGACTGTACCCCAAACCAAAACTTGCCCTCTATATCTCCGTTGTAGTATCTACCCATTATTCTTCCTCCTTTTCTATGATAAACTCTGCGTTCTCTCTTATAGTTAATTCACGCTCAATCCCCAGCAATTCGTCCAATAAATCTTTTTCAGAACCACCAAGTTCGCTAGTCAAAACATCAAATACTGATTGGCTCAATTCTTCTAACTTGTCGTTGCTCATTTCTTTATAGTTCATTATTTTTGCTCCTTTAATTGTTTAATTGCGTCATCATAACTATTAGCATCAAGATAATACTCATCATCATCAGATACTATCTCAAACCAATTATTCATACTTATTCTAAAACCATTATTTTCAGCAAATATATCTTTCAAGTCTTTGTCGTTTATAATCTTCGGAAAATCGTCTCTGGCTTTGCCGTCATACATACCTTGATAGATTCCGTTTTTATTATATTTCATAATACAGATTTCGCCTTGTGCGTATAAACTATATCTGCCATTGTATGCTATTAGTCCGTCATACCAGATACTATCGTTATGTTTTCTACTTATCTTTTGCTGTATTATAGTCATTATTGTTGATCCTTTAATGTTTCTACTTGCTTTAATAGGGAATATACATTTTCTTGCCACTCATTATTGTTGCTTGCCCAATTTTCATTTTCGTAATTTATAATTGCCTCTATTAAAATATCTTTTTGTTTTTCGTTAGTTATATTTATTTTATACATTTTCCTGCTCCTTTATTAGTTTATCTATACATTGCTTTACTTCGTCTATGGTATCAGCCCAATCTATTAGTTCACCATTATCGCATATACCGTAGCAGGTAGGTTCTGGCTCGCAGTCTATATTTTGTAAATATTCGAGTAGTTCTCCGTCATCATCTAAACTATATTCTGCTCGTTCTGTTATTGCCTCTGCTACTATTTCATACCCTTTGTATATCATTGTATTACTCCCTCTGCTTTTAATTCTTTACCCAACTCCTCTGTTGTAAGATTTCCTATTCTATCGTTTTCACGCTTAACGGCTATCAAGTCATTGCCAAAAACAACCTTTGCTATCGCAATTGCCTCTGGGTAGGTTATGCCACAAGTGCTAGCGTATAGTGGGTGATCGCCTATCAGATCCATTGCTATTTCTCCTAGTTTCTTATTCATAGCATCAAGTCCTCTAAATCTAAATCATCTCTTGCGATTATATGTGCCATATCGCTTATAATCTGCCTAGACAGTGCCATATAAGCACCTGTTTTGTCACCATAGTCCATATCGTCAGCGTTGTTTATGTCCAACATTTTATCGCTATATTTCATTACTATAGTATCTATATCGTTCATATTAAAACTCCATTTTCTTTAAATTCGTATTCATTGGCTTCTATGTTCTCTGTTATATTTTTCTCGTCTAAAATATAATCTATATTATCATAACCAATTTTTTCTAACTTTTGGCAAATATCAACATATATGCCATTAAATTCTTTGTAGACTTTTTCGCTTGCGTCTTTGTCTGTTTTTATGCTAAATAGTTCTATTTCTTTGCTGTTGTAGTGGTAGTAGTGTCCACTTTGCTTTATTATTGCCACATAACTTTTCCAATATACAGTACCCTCGAACATCACTCCATCGCCCTGCGAATAAGACAAACTATAGTATAATTTTGGCGTATCATTATATTTTATTTTGTATATTTTTAACAAAGTTTCTAACTCATAAGAAAGATCCTCGCTCATACACGGAAAGTCCTCATTTTCTCTAAATTTATTTAAAACTTTTTCCTGTATATCTCTTTCTAGTTCATCAAAATTATAGACTTTGTATGAATCTGTTTGTATTCTCATCTTATAAACTCCAATCCTATTAAAACTATTATTGCGAACCCAATGTAAATGTATAGTATTCTTTCTAACATCATAGCGCTTCCGTTAGACTGATATAATCAAAACCCAACTCTCGTGCTGTATAATCGCACTCATAACAAAAATCGTCCTCGATCTCTGTACCGCATAGAATACAATCACTCATAGTTATTTTTTGCCTCTTAATGTTATGAATTTATAATAGTTCGGTTTCGTGTAGATCCATATTGTGAAAAGTTTAGACATTATACTACCGCCTTTGTGTCTAACAAATATCTGTAACCCTCTACGCCACCAAATGCCGTAACAACCTCATATACATTACCGTCAGCGCCCAATGCTATGCCTAACCTGTAGGACCAATTCGCATTGCTAGGCGCATAGGATGCCAAATCCCTAGTGTATGGATGTTCACCTTTAGCAAATGCTTTATAGTTCCAATTCGTGTGTTCTATTATTAATTTAATGTCGCTATATTTTGCCTTATACATTACGCTACACTCCCAAAAATAAAGCCCTCGCCGTAGTTATAAAATACCAACGCTGATACTGTTGGTTCATATGTTACATTTATTTTAGTCATAAGATCCCTTTCTGTTAGTTGGTAACCTTATGATTACCTGCTATAATTCTAGCACGAAATACTGATATCGTCAATAGACTTATACACAGGAAAATTACTATATAATGTATAATGTATTTATGATCAAGCCTCTCACTCCTATTAAACCGAAAACTCTTACTAGTAAACAAAGGGCTTTCGTGGATCAAATAGTAAACAATCCAAAGCAATCAGCCACGCAAGCAGTATTAAAAACCTATGGTAAAGACGGTAAGCCTCCGACTTACGCATCTGCTCGCAATATAGCAACGGAAAACCTCGCAAAACCTATCATAATCACAGAGTTATCAAAGTATAACAATATGGTAGAAAACGTTCTTATAAATACTATCAACGATTGGGGTTCAGAGAACAATACTCGCAAACGTGAAATAGCAGTAGACACGGCAAAATATATTCACGATAAAATACACGGCAGGGCAATACAGCAGATACAAAGCACCACTAACAGCATCAGCCTAAACATCGACCTTACAAGCAGTCTAACAGATACAGAACAGGCAACGGAAGCAACGCAGGTATAAAAAATAAACGCCCAGAGTAACGCATAAACAACTACCCTTCCCCCGTTACTTCTGGTGTTTCAAGATACTATGTAGGGGTTAATATATATATACGAAAGTATCTTTTTAAGTCTATGTGTCTGCAATTTAACAAGGTTAAATAGCACTATGTGTCTGTGATTTATAAACTACAGCACTTGATTATTTATGTACATACGTGTACAATGATGTACATAACATAGTTAAGGAAGTTACAAGGAAGTTAAATGAAAGTATACGAGTTTAGAAAAGAATTAAAGAACTGCTTTGATGCTGCTTTGCACGGCGATATAGTTGAGATAGAACGTGGCGGAGTTTCTTATTCATTAACTGCCAAGACCCTATCGCCAATAACAGACGCTATGGAAGTATTGAATAACGCTGGCTTTACAGGTACGATGTCCAGAGATAAATTGAAACAATGTAAATTGCACTTTATTCCTTTAGACAATAGGGGACGGTGTCTACAGAAAGAGTGTAGGTACAACTAGTGACCAAATCTTGTTCCTCAAGTAAAACTTGTCCTATTTGTCACGGTGACCATACTAAGTCTAGATGCCCTAGTAGCTAAATAAGCTTGCCTAGTAAGTTAGCATAACTATGCTACAATAAATTAAATACAAAAACTCTCGAATATAAAATTAACAAGTTAATAAGAAAGGCTATGATGGCAAAAAAAGTATGGACTGACGAAGAGCGAAAGGCTTTTGGAGATAAAATGAAAGCAGCTAGAGAGCGACAGCAACAGGGAAAGAAAGTTAATATTACTAAAGAAGAAAAGTTACACCTTAAAGAAGAAGAACCTATTGTACAAGTTCGTGAACAAGAGATATTAGAAGAACAATCAACCTCTGATCTTTTAAGACAATTTAAAGAACTGAAAGAAAGTAACGACCTTTTAAAGGCTGCATTCTTTGGTCAACAGAATCAAGCAGCACAGAACAACCAAGACGCTACTAATCAGCAAAGACAAGGGATAACCGTCTCAGGTGGTGGACGTTTGCTTGGAGAAGTAGAAAAATACCTTATCGACCCTGACAATTATCCAGACCCTACCCCCCGCTTGAGAAAAGAGCCGAGGCTCCAACCGCTGGCTTTTGACTATAACTATGAACTAGTCTATGAGGTTTCTGTTACTACATACGAAACTAAAACAGGTATTAATACCAAAGAACCTCGTTTTAAAATAACTATGAACAAAATAGTATTAGACGATCAAGGTGAGCAGACTGATAAAAGATACGTAGCCCGCAGTATTATATTCCACGAAGACCCACAGACTGCCCTAGTATTAGCTCGTGAAAATAAAATAGAAGTAGATAAATCTAACGAGAAGCAATTCCTAGATGAGATGCGTTACTTAAGAGTTAAAGATTGGCTATTCTCAATATTCTGGGGTGAAAAGCCAGTCGATTCAAATAAAGTATTATCTGAGGTAGTTATTGGCGGTCAACTAGTACAGATGTTTACTAAGTCTAGTGTAGACCCATCTTCTATAGATTTTGACAAAATCGAAACACGAATAAGGACTTAAATTTAATTGGCTTACCAGGCACACCGCAAGCAAGCTCTTGCTCATAAAGCATTCCTTCAACAAAATTATAAGAGGGGTGTTCTACTTATGGGCCGACAATCTGGTAAGACCTACTTTGCTACTCAGCATTCTTGGATAAGTGCTGTTTTAAAACAAGGACGGTATTTTATAGTATTCAAAACTTATAAGCAGGCACACGAAGTTGTGTGGAGACAGTATATTCCTTTAATTCCTAAAGAACTTATCTACAAGAAGAACGAACAAGATCTTCTTATTGAATTAAACTACATTGAAAACACCGACATTAAACTTCCAAGCGGTGAAATAGTGATGATTAATCACGACAAAAATAAGCCAAGAAGTACAATACAATTACTTGGTTCTGACCAGTCTGATTCACACCGTGGTTTTAAGGCTGATGGAATGATTTTTGACGAGTACGCTGACCAAGACCCTAACAACTGGGACGCAGTGTACGAACCTATGTTTACCACTACTAATGGCTGGGCTATATTTATGGGTACACCTAGAGGCTACAACCACTTTTATGACCTTATACAGTACGCACAAGACGATGATACATGGTTCTACCAAGAAGCTACTTGGAGAGACTCTCCTTACGCTCTGCCTGACTTTATTAAAGAATCCCGTAGGACTGCTGATAAAAAGGGCAAGTTATCTACATGGCTTCAAGAGTACGAACTTGAATTTAGAAGTGTACAGGGTGCAGTTTTTCCACAGTTTGATAGAAAAATCCACATTGTTAAACCAAAAGAAATTCCCGAAGAAGGAACGCTCTACTCTGGAATTGACTTTGGGTATCATACAACTGCATGTATTTTTGTAAAAATAGATAAGGATAGAAATTGGTGGGTATTTGACGAAGTCTATGGCAAGGAAGAAATTTTAAGAGATATTTTACCTAGAATTAAAGATAAACTTGGAGAAGAAAGACTTGTTCTAATGGTTGGTGACTCTCAGGCTAAAGACGCTATTCAAACAATGAGTGTTGATGGGTTTCCAATTATACCTGTAGTTAAAATAGGAGCTTCAACTGCACCAGGAGGTTCAATTGCACATGGTATTGACCTAATTAGAGAAAAACTTAAACCACGTATTCAGCTTATAGGTGATCCAAAACCTACATTATTTATAAGTTCTGTTTGCAAAAACTTTATTCAAGAAATGGAAAGTTATAAATACCCTGAAGAAAAAAAGGACCGCAACCCTAGTGAAGTTCCACAAAAAGAAGACGACCATGGACCTGATGCTTTGAGATATTTAATACTACAATTAAAATATGGAGACCAATTTAAAGAAGAAAAACTGCCTGAAATAGAAATGATTAGAAACTATAATAGTTACGGGCTCTTATAAATGGTATTATAAAGGTATATAC